TGGTGCATTTGTTAAATCAGTTTTTACAGCGCCAACACCGACAGCAGTGACTTGTCCACCACCTGCGCCAGACAAAGTTCCGTTAGCAGCTATAGATATTTGTGCATTTTTAAGAGCGTTCTTAGCTGCAAGATTACCACCACTTACTTCAAAGTCATCGCTTGTCAAAGATAGATTACTAAGATCATCCTTAACTTGTGCATGATTCGTCACATTAGATAGGCCGACATTTGCATTAGATAAAGTTTGTGTACCACTCCCTGCATTATTAAGACCTAAAGTTGTACCACTTAGACTGATTGATATTTGGTCATTCTTGATTGCAGTTTTACCTCTTAGCTCTGAGCTTGTGATCTCAAACAAGTCACTCTCTACACTAAAATTAGAAAGGTCAGATTTTACTTGTTGATGATTAGTCACATTGTTAAGGCCTATATCTTCTTTGCCAAAACGAAAACTTGCATTGACCACACTGGTAAATGCAGATTGCACACCCAATGTAGATACAGCTCTCAGCGCAAAGTAGTAGGTGACACCTGCAGACAGTCCATCAAGAATACTTTGAAATGCAAATTGAGTTTGTAATGGCCTTGTCGCAGGAATAACTTGGTTTAGATAAGTGTCATCCGTTGGTGTAAAGTTGGATGTATGTCTGTAGATTTTAATATCTTTTAGCTCATTGTTATTTGGATTGGTCCACTGTAATAAGATACCACCCACTGGTCCATCACCATCGCCTTGCGCAGTGAAAGAGCTTGGAGCTGAGATTGTGGTAGGGTCTGATATTGTGATATTGACTGCGCTTGTATAGGCACTATTGATACCATTAATATCAAAGTGTCTTACCTTTACATTGTATGTATTACCGATAACTAAGTTTGGAATGATAGCTTTTGATACACCTTTACCTACAGTAATATCTCCAGTGTAGTCTGAATCAGTAGATTGTTTGTAGGCCACCTCAGTTCCTTGGACTCTATCAGATACAAGGTTTGTCCATGAAGCTACAACATTAACTTTTAAAGTTTGTCCTTCTGACTGTATATCACTTGCAAGAGAAAGACTTGTTGGTGGGTCTAATGCAAGACCACCTATATCTCCATCATCAATCCCTACATCCTCTGGGTCAATGTAATCTGTTGATAGAAAATTGTAGACAGAACCATCTATTTCTTTCAGTTGTATGTTGCAGACTAGAATAGAATTTTCAGAATCTCCTTGAGGTTCAATATTTAAAGCCATGACTTCAAACAATTTATTATTGAAACCCAGTCTTGTATTGGTGACATTTACATAGTCATGTGGTTGGAGCTGCATGTATCTGATTGGCACTATGGTAGAGATAGTTGTATCTTGCCTAGAATAAAGAAGATTTTGTTTCACTAATCTTTGTGCATGAGCTACATCGGTAGTAAAAGGTAGCTGCATTTCTAATTGATTTCTATAGTTTGCAGAAGATTCTCCAGTAGGTGTGTCATTAGCTAAGTGAGTAGCACTTGTATAGACTGGACTGTCTGTAGCAACAAAGTCTTGCGAAGCGTCTACATATACAGCTTTGGCCGTGTTATAGCTATCTGCTCCATTAGATTTTGTAATAATTCTAAATGGAGCTAATACATCATCGTCTCCAATCGTCATGTCTGGCGTGACTGTAGCTCCTACAAACATACAGAATTTTCCATTGATAAAAGATATTCTGCCACTGCAAGAGGTTAAGATACCACCTATAATACTGCTACCAGTACCTTGAAAATCTGTAATACCATTAGCCACATATTGAGGTTGAGAGAATGTAAGGGTCACACCATTACCTACAGTGACAGCAGTATCTAATGTTATCTGACTTTGTGTAGTATTTAATGGCCTTTTCCCAATAACTTTTACAGTTCCAGATATGCCAGTACCAGTGACTCTGTCACCAACACCAATTAATAAAGCGTCATTCTTTGCTACTCTGACAAGCACTGAACTTGTTGCAGCCTGTACTGTTGCAGCAGTGGTTGGTGATTCACTTGAATCACAAGTATTAGCAGCACTTATGAAACCACCTAGAGCTGCAGTGTCTAATACTTCATCGCTTTTTGCTTTTAATCCATAGACAGTATCAGTTATATAATCTCTGACTATCAATGCAGGATTGTCTGTCCATGCTGTTGATGAATCCCTTGGGTCAAAACATTTTTTACCTTTGACTACAAAACTTACATTTGGTAAACCACCACCAAACTTTTCTGGGTCAAACACACACTGCATAAAAACATAAGCACAAGATACAAATTTATCGCTTGTTGTAAGATTAGAGTTTGCTACTACTGTTGCATTAGCTGCAGTCTGAGACCCATTCTGAAAAATAAATCTTATCAGTCTTCCACTAGTAAAAGCATTATCATTATCTGTATTAGTAAACTTAGAATTTGTTGCCACTAAAAAACCACCACTAGATGTAGTGGTTAATATTTCATCATTGACTATGACTTGCTCCAAAGATTCGCACTCATGTCCTGCAATAACAGCTACAAAACTTAAAAGATTATTGTCAGTACCAGAGGTCTCTATGTGTGTGATCGTTGCACCGACTCTTGTTCGGCCATAGATAATTTGTCTTGGAGCTGCAGCAGCTCTTGCAGAAACCTTTGCACCAAAGTTTTGACTTATAGAATCTGGTGACTTACTTAATAATCCAGATACTAATGTACCGACAGCAGATAATGTAGCTACACCTACAGCGCTAAGGCCACCAAGAAACTTTATACCTGTTGTAAAAGCCTTCCAAAAAGAAATGCCAGAAAATGCACCACTCAATGCACCAATACCAGTCACAATTAACACTGTAGCAACGAATACTTTTAAGGCTGTTTCTACTACCTTACCCATTGATTCTCCAACATTTCACATATTCTACTGGCATAAGTTCATTCAAAACTTTCATTCCAGAGTCAGCAGGTCCTACTAACTTATACCCATCGCATACTAAAACCTGTTCTGATTCTTGTTTTACTACAGCTATATCACCCATTTGTCTTGAAATAATAGGAACTTCTGTAAGGCCACCAGAGCGCTTTATTGCTTCATCTATGGCATTGGCAAGGCCTTCACCATTACCGAGCTTCTGGATGGCTTCTAATGCTTCTAATTCGCTATTCCAAGTCTTCCAAGTCTTAGGTAGAAGATGTTTACCTGTCATATATTTGATTGCTGTATTTGTAAATATTACGCAGTCCCATTCACCGAATACAAACTTTCTGTCTTTTGCATACTCAAAAAACTCTCGCAGTCTAGGTTTCCAATCAAGATACTTTTTCATACCACTGAGATATTATGTCTAGGGCCACCACCTCTATTCCCAGAATTTCCACCACCACCACCGATACCACTAGTTCCTGACGCTGCTCGTCCCCAAAGTATTTCCTTATCTTGCAAAGCAGACACTCTTGAAAAACAAGTATCTCCGTCTGATACAAACTGTTGAGATTCATTTGTGTATCTGAGGTTTGATGGTCTTTCCATATCTACTAATCTGCTCTCTGCATTGAGAGTTATAGTTGAGCCATCTGGGTCATCTTGAATTTGCATAGTCTGCATACGGCCAGAAAAGATAGTCATAGTCCCTGCAGATATATCTGTACCACCAGAGAGCTGTCCAAGTAGAATTGATATTCGTCTGTTTTGATATTCTTCGTTGAGCGCTAAATTTAAGACCTCAGCGTTCATACCTGCTAGAGCTACAGTTATGCCACCTGCGCTCATCTCTAAGTTTTCTTCAATACCAGATACGCTAAGCAGATCACCTGCTCCCAGATAAGTAGTATCACTACCACCTTCTTTTATTATGAGATTGTTTTTACCATTCCAGAATCTAAGTGTCTCAGTGTCAAACTCTAGCTTTACAGCTAGGAATAATATTTGATTATCTTCTCCTAGAAGGTCTACTAATGCTGCGTCTATACCACTTCTGTTGGACATTTAAATTACCTCTTGGCATGAGAAAGATATTCCGTAGTTGGAGATTGCGTCAGCACTCCACTCTACTTCTTTTGTGACTAATCTAAACAAACCCTTTGCAGGAGAGTGATAAACTCTATCTTGTACATTTGTAAAACTACTACGCAGCTTAGGCTCTATCCTTATACTATATTGATTCAAGGCGCTACCACCATTGTTTGTTTCTACAGCGTCAGAGGTTGCTAATACATATTGGACTGGCGTATAAGTTGTTGGTGCATTTGCAGTAGCAGCAGATATGCCTAAGTAATCGCCTTTTAATATTGTCCCATTTGCAGCATTTGATAGAGCTTTCAGTGTTAAGCCTTTGATACCTTTGACATTTTGTCTAATGGTACATCCAGAAACATTTGAATCATCCACCAGACTTTCATAATCTACTGGGTCTACTATGATTGTAGTATTGTTTGTTTTTGTTGTTATCTTATGTGTCCCATTATTAGCTGCTTTGGAGCTACCTGTCACCATAATAAAGTCACCGACAATAGCATTAGCAAACGGAGTACCACTTGCTGCAGTTATAGTATTTGAAGAGCCAGTGAATGTAAGTTGAATATTTGTTTCATTGACTCTTTGTTCTCCTTTGATTGCACCTAAAGAAGCATTATGTGTACCTCTCATAGTCAAAGCGTCTGGGTCTGCAAACTTAAATGTATTTACTGGACCATTTAATTCCATAAGAAATGATTGCCAGTTTACGGCCAAGTCTCTTCTCATTGGTGGTAATGTGACTTCTGCTTCCCAGAAAACACCATCATATTCTTGGGTCTGTAGAGAACCAGTGTATGGAGATATTGCAGCACCAATATATCTTCTCAATCTAAAATTAGATGAAACAAAATTTGGTGTAGTTGGCATGTCTATTATCTTAGCCACCTAATAATCTCCTTCTATAAGAACCACCTCTTTCAGCACTTTCTGCAACAGCAGCTTTACTTACTTCTGCTATCTGAGGAAGCATTGACATAACTTCTGCTCTTACTGTTCCCTGTACTCCTGTCGCAAAGTTTACACTTTGATTTATTATGATTGGTGGACCACCACCCTGTAAAGTACTGTTAGTCATGTGATTATTCATTAGACTACCTGTATGGTCTGGAACAAAAAGCTCTGGCCCACGCTCACCTACTATTTGAGGTCTACCCACTTGCATACGGCCACCTCTTGCCATTAATAATTTACTAGTATTACCACTAGTGACTTGTGAAGGTGTACCTAAACTTGTTAGATCAAAGAATCCTAATATTGCTTGGACTATCGGCTTGATGACTACTAGTCTCATGAACTCAGATATGACCATTGATACTATATTAGCTGCAAAGTTTTTAAATGTTTCCAAAGCGTCTTGACCAGTCAGTAAAGCGTCTGTCAAATCGTCAGCGAAAGAGTCTGACATGCTCTCAACATTTCTACCTATCTCAGCCATGGCTTGACCTGTAGGGCCAAGTGTTTCTAGGTAGTCTCTGTATATAGCATTAGCAGATTCTAAAGTTAGCTTGTTATTAGCAAGGCCTTCATTCAAGATTCTTAAAGCGTCATCGGCACTCTGGAAAGTTTGTGGCAAGTCCATTACTTCTTTTTTGAAGTCTCTGGTTTCTTCCAACATAGCTTTGATTGGTACTAACGCTTCGTCTGCGCTCAAGCCAAACTTCTCTAATACTTTACTAAAATCATCCGTGACAAGAGCTGCTAATATTTGTTCGTCAGACATAGCTCTAAGGTCTTCTAAGAAATCTGTAGACCCTTGTGCATTTGCTTCTAAGGTTTCACCTAGAAGTTTGTTTAGACCGACTAGGTCTTTCATTGGGTCTGTTTCTATCTTATGTAGTTCTTGTAAGAATGTGACTATCTGACTATCATCTAATCCTTTGAATTGTCCTAGACTTCTACCCAATTTTATAAATGAATCAAGCATATCTTTATTATCTGGCACTAGCATTTCAGCTATCGTGCCACCAAGACCACCATCTTTCATGTCCTTGGCTTTCTTAGCCACCATTGGAATTAATTTTTCTAGTCCATTGACACCTAAGATTGGTGCAAATATTTCTCTGAATTTAACATCGTCTACACCAAATAAATCAATATAAAAATTATCTAACTGGTCTGAGGAGAACTTACCTGCGAACTTTCCTAAATCATCAAGATTTTTGAATAAGCCTTTTGCTCCAAACAGTTGTTCTTCTGATAAGCCTAATGCCACACGCATTTGCTCTACAGCATTTTCATTTGCAGGTTTACCTTGTGAATGGAAGAAGCCTACTTGTTCAAGCATAGCTTTTGCAAAGTTTGCTCTCTGACCAGATACAGAACTTGCAGCGAACTGCATATTGTCAAAGAATTCCATAAAGTCTTCGTTGATTTTTCTTACTGCTTGGTCTGTATTTTCAAAGTCTGCGTCAAAGACATCGGATATTGAGAACTTGCCTTTTGGAAGAGCCTTGATTGCTACACCTAAATCTCTGACAGATTCAGCAACAGCGTCCACTGCTCTTTCATTCATCGGCATTTCATTAAGCAGAGTTTCGTTAAGTTCATCAAAACCACCCTCTGCTGCTTCTCCTGCTTCTTCGTCAGCGTCACGAAGCTGTCTATTCATGGCTGCTATAGCAACACCACCTGCAGTGACACCTGCAGCGACTTTTGCAATACCGATACCAGTCACACTTTGTAGCATTATTGCTGCTGCTGTCTGGCCTTTTATTACAGAAGTCAACATCTTAAATGCTGCAGTCACTTTCGGTATTACTACTATCAGCATACCTGCTATCTTTGCGCCACCAATAAAACCTAAAACTCCTGCAAGAAGATTTAAGTTTGTGACAACAAAAGAAATAGTATTAGCTAGAGCTGACAGCGCAGTACCTAAAACACTACCTAATTGGAAGGCTAAAGTTTCATTGTCTTTTAATAATTGTTTGAACTGTAGAGATATATCTTGCAAAGCGTCTTTGAGTCCACCCTCACCAATCTTTACAAAGAACTCTGAGAGTTGGTCTTGTAAGTTTGATACAGCACCAGTCAAGGTATCTGCTCTATCTGCTAACGCTGTTGGGAATTCTGTTCGTCCAATATTACGCAAGAACTCTGTAATCGCAGGACCACTTCTCTCTATCTCTGTAGTAATACCATTAAAGGTTGCTCTAATAGTATTGCCTTGTAATCTTGCAACAACACCAAACTGCTTAAGCATTTCCATTTCACCAGTGGTGGCGTTGAAGGCTGCTTGTGCAAGGTCTGTAATACTCTTACCCATACCTGCTGCAAAATTACCAAAGTCCTGCATGACATCGGTAGTAGGTACAATACCTGCGAGTTTGAGTTTGATAAATGCGTTTGCAACATCTTGAATTTGGAAAGTTGTTGTTGCAGTGAATTGTCTAATGAGATCAAAAGAAGCTGCAGCAGCTTCGGCACTTCCTGTCACGGCCTTAAGTGTTGCTTCTAAGTCTTCAAATTCTCTAATAGTTTGTATTGCTTGAGACGCTACTTGAGCTAATCCTATAGCAGCTATTACAGAACCAAACTGCTTTAGAGCATTGGTTGCTGAGCCTGTTTGTTTGTTTAGGTTTCCGAGTTGTTTGTTTGCTTTGTCAAGTCCTTTACGCAGGTCCTTAGTTTCTGCTTGAATCTCAACAATAATTTTATCAATCGGATTGGCCATTAGTCTGGGTATAACTCCATAAGTTCATTCATTCTTTGAGTTGTCATAGGCTGCTCTTTTTGTTCAGAGCCGTTATATTCCATGAAACCATCTAAAGCCATATAGACCTCTTTTGGAGAAGACTCCCAGAATGATTGAGGAGTAAGGCCTATCATGCCACACCAAATCTGAAAGTATCGTGTGATAGGCAAGGAGTCATTGGTTAATCCTCTTCTTGCTTTTTTCCCTCTGTCGCTACCTCTGTATTGCCAGTTGATAAGACCTCAGTAAGAACTTTCGCTACTACGGCCATTGATTGAACTAAGCCATGTCGCTGAACTAGCTCCATGACATCTTTAGGTTGTAAATCATTACCACCACCACGCAACGCAGGTAGCAACACCTGTATCATGTGGCCCATGCGAAGATCACCCTCAGACATTTTCTGAGCAAGTTTTACAATACCCATATCTACTGCGTCTTCTATCTGCATGATAGCGTCAATAGTAAGTCTGGCTTTGTACTCTTTACCTGCTAGTGATACTAAGACTTCGCCTTTATGTTTGTTTATCGCTTTGTTTTCCATCTTCTGATTTCTCCTGTTTAACGGAACTCGCACCTGCAAGTTTTATTTTTAAAATATTATCTCTAGTATCTAGCGTGTTTGAAAGAATACTAAGACTCTTACCATCTACACTAATACTTTCGCCCAGTTCAATATCTGGATTCGGCATGTCAAGCCATTCTCCGTCAAACATACCATCAATGGTTTGCTTACCGACTTTAACTTTTACTGCTTTCCACATATTCCTTTCCTAATATTAAACTGCTGCGTAAGTAATATATCCTGCTGATTCAAAACTGAATGAGTATGTGACTTCACCATTGTACTCACCTGCATATTCCAAACTTGTAATCTGGAAAGAGCCAGTCAATGTACCAAAGTCTGGTATCAAAAACTGAAAATTCTTAAATGCAGGAGTCTGAGCAGACGAGCCGTCAGAAGTATTTTGTTGAGCAAAGTAAGCTGCTCTTACAGTTTCTTCTGTTGAAGCGTCAGTGAATACACCACTTGCAGAAATACTTACACTATTCATACCACCACCTGCTAGTAAGGAACGAGTCCCCTTGCTATCTTTAGTAGTTATATCAACAGATTCATCATTCAAAGTTATTGATGTTGAACGAAGTCCACCCACTGTCGCATAAGTTGAGCCAGAGGTGTTTATCTTTAACAACATGTCAAGACCTTTTTGTGCTGCCATTTCTTTCTCCTATTTATTAGTAAACTTAATTAGTTCCTAAAGTTATTACTCGGAATCGCATGACTCCATGTCTAGTGACACCATCTGGGTCTCTCAGTATATCACTAAATTCAAATCGTGAGTTAATCAGATTAAATCCAGATACACTTAGACTACTATCATGCAACAAATCATGTATCCTGTCCATAATCTGCTTACATTCTTTGCTTCCTTTGTATTGAGACCAGACATGAATATTTAGGGTATGTTCGCCACCATCGCTGCTCTTCTCACCATACTCTACTACAGCTTCTTCACCAATACTTACAAAAGGATATGCAACACTAGAAGGAACATCATCATGCACTCCTGCTCCAAGTGTACTCGTCAAAGTATTATCACTATTTAAGGTAGTGAATATTGTCTGTTGTAATTGAAATTGTCCTATGCTCATTTCTTAATAACTCCATGCTCTTTGAATATAGCATTTATTTTTCTTCTATTTTGTCTCAAAGCAGGTGTCATAAATGGTCTTGCAGCCATCTGACTTGTACCAAATTCTAAGTGTATAGCGTAGTCTGTAGCAGCAATAATCTGACCAATGACAGCTCCGTCAGCTCTACCTTTTACTGAGGTTGAAATATTATTACCAAGGTTGCCAGTATCAGTAGCAGGTGGTCTTCCTGCAGCAGAAGCGAAATGTGGTGGCTGTCCTTTTCTTGGGTATCTTCTACCACCACCTTTTTGCTTTATAGATTTTTTGACATGTGCTTCTACAACACTTGTCGCTCTAACCATAGATATTTTTAATTCTTTTGCAGCGTCTTTACCACGCTTCTCATTGTTTTTTATGGCTGCTTTCAAGCCTTTTATATTAATAAGATTGCTCAATGTGCTACTCCTTCTGTAGCAGTGATCTCAAAGAATCTATCTCTTTCGTCAATGTTCCTAATATTTTGTATCTGGAAAGTTCTGTTTTCATAAACAATAATGTAATCAGCGCTCATATCTGCTCTGTAGCGCATGTGAATTTTATGAGTGATCTTTGTCTGTACTCTGCCTTGTCTATATGCTTCATCGCCACCTGTTGGCCTTATGTCTGCATATATTTGAGCGATAGTACTGTAGGCTTGTGTGCGTCCACCTGCTCCGTCAGAGGTGTCTGTTGGTGACTTTAAGTCACATCTATATCTGAGTCTACCGATAGAAGTTTTATCTAATTTTCCTGCCACTATCCTATTGCCATGAGACTACTAGAACCTAAACCCTTATGAATAATATATGGCGCATACAAAGCCTTTATCATCGGTGGTATTATTCTTGCTTCTAAGTAGTTTCCCATGTCTCCTCTATGTTCATACAAGTGTGCTATGTGCTGTAGGATACCCATTCTGATTGGCTCTGGTATTGAATATATAGAGCTGTATCCTGCAACAAACTCAATCTCTATAGCGTTAGCTACACGCAAAGCAGTAGGAAAAGTCTCGCCAGTTCTTAAAACTATCCTAGAAGGCTCTCTAGCGCTGTCTAAGTAATACTTTGAAGCAGCCATAGTAGTTGCTTCATCTGAATCATTAAAGGTCTTTACATGCGTCACACTGGTCACTGGTGCTTCTGCTAAGACAATATAGTTTTTATAAAAGTTTAGATATGGTCCAGTCTTTATACCTTCCCATAGAGGGTCTTCTAATTCGTTGAATGAATCTAGGAATTGTGTGTAAGTTGTTGATACTAAAGTTCTTCCTAAGTATTCTTCTGCTATTCTTCTAGCTGTTTCTATGAATGGCCTTATGACTCTCTCGTCAGTATTATCTTCTACTCTTAAATAGTCTTTGACCTCTTGAAGTGTCACTGGCTCTTGCGTAGGTTCGGTCTTAACTTGTATTCCACTCATAACATTACAGCTCCTATAATTTGAGAGCCAATGATTAGAATGTAGAGTCCCCAAATCATTTGTTCCATACGAACAAATCTTTGAGAACCAGACTCAAGCCTATCTTCTATCTGCTTGAAACGCAGCGCACAAATCTCTTCGTGTTGTTCAAGTTTGTTTTTTGCGCTTTCTTTTATTGCCATCTTTGCTCTCTAAAAGATTATCTTCTACGCACTCACTCTGGAGTTCGTCAATCATCTTTGTTTCAGCCTTGACAAGTATTGAGTTATATCTGCTTAGTTTTTGATGTAGCTCTCTGACTTCACCTAACAGTACAAAAGTTTCTTTTCCACTGTCACTAAACTTCTTAACATCATACTCAGACTGAGAGCCATCTGGCTTCTGTAGAATATATTTAATATCTTCCATTTTAAATTGTATCACCAATATATCTGCAAGACCATATTGTCAAACTGTACTTGATTCCCTCTTTGAGTTTCAAGCACTCATGGCCATGCGTTAGTTGCCCTGCAAACAGTATACACTTCCCTACTGGGACATCTACATTGTCTACTCCTTGCCTTGGATATATAAGCTCTGCTCCTTTATAGTCATCATTAAGTTTTACAGAGCCAGTCACAAGACTAGCGTCATGGTGTAGATTGAGATTGACTTGTGTATCCATAGCATATCGCATTACAAAGCCATCCCTTAGTCCATACATTTGCAAAGGTTTCCAATATCTTTCTGTAATAGGCACTATCTGTTCCTTCCAGTGTTTGTCTAGCTCGTCCCATAGTCCTAATTCTTTGAGTCTTATTTCTTGCGCAGGAAACTTGTCATAATCTAGTGAACCCCACTGACCATTTTCATCTGCTAGTTCAATCATTCTTTCGCATTGATCTTGTGTCATAAAATCTACCAACATCATATCCTTAGATAAAAACTCTGCTTTATTGTAGTGAGGTATAAACATGGCCGTCTCTTTTGGGTAATGTTTGTCATACAGTTTTTCAAAAAACTCTATTGCTCTTTCTCCACCATTACCATGATAGATACAAGGACAGCAGCTTGTTTCTACATTCCAGAGTTGATTGTTCTCTAGCATTTGTATCTTTTCAAAGTTGGTCTGAAATATATAACATTCGTAGTCAATACCAATATCGTATAAACCAGAGAAGAACGCTTGATGGACATAAAGTTGGTCATCCTCATGATGTTCTATAGGCTCATGATTCATTAGCTTACGCAGCTCTTTTACTCTTCCAATATAAGTACCACTGTTTATAAATCTAAATCTTGTTGGAGATTCTGGAAAGTTATCCATGAGTTCTGGCTTTGGCCAACAAACCATTTCGCCACTGAATATAATTTCATGGCCCATTTGTATAAATCTTTCGTGTATTGTTTCAAGATTATCGTTATAGAAAACATCATAGGCGTCAGTAAACAAGACAACATCATCGTCATATTTATCTTCAAGAAACTCTTTCATAAGGTTGATCTTCATACCACCACCAAGACCTTGCATGTCAGTACCTTTCCAATCAACATTATTACCAATGTTTATAACATCAATACCACAATACCTTGCGCTTGTCATAAGCCTGTTGCACTTCTTTCTATCAGTACCACAAGTCACTGCATACACTTTGTAGTTAATAAATGGATTGCTGTTTTCAATATCGCTTTCTGATATATCTCTGGATATTTGATTACATGCGTCTTTCTTAAGAGCCACCACACTATATTGATAAATCTGATCTTCCTTAATTAATCTTATTATCTCTGGCATGAATTCATCTACTGGAATGAAAGATTGATAATCTACTTGTGTAAGTAAGTACTTACAAAATTCTGGCGTGATTGCATAGGCCGTCATGTTATATGGGTAGAATGGTATCTCTAGTTTGTCATCTATTGAGTCTGCAAACTTTGGCTCATTTTCATTTCTTTGCAGATAAAGAAAGTCATGTTGTTCTAGTACAGAATTAAAATAATCTTCATCCCACTTGTCATTGATGACAGCGTCATCTTCCATGACTATCACATTCTTATTCAGCTCAATACATTTTTTCCATGCCTTGATATGTGATAAGAAACAAGCGACCTCGCTTTGTTGCAAAGGTCTTTTCTTAAATGGGTCTAACCAATCTTCTCTGGCATTTATATTTCTAAAGAGTTCCTGTTGACCATCAACAGCTTCTATATATTGGAAATCAGACAGCTCATTCTTCTGGTATGACACTTTTCTGTCTGGTCTTCTTAGAAGCGATATAACGAGTTTTTTCATCGTATCGCATACATATCAACACTTTCTACATAAACTAAGTATCCGTGTGATCTAAGAAGCTCAGAGATATATATATCGTCTACATGTGCATGTTCTAATTTTATGAAGTCTGGCTTAATCTTGAAACTATAAGACTCCAGAATATTTGTTTCATGGCCTTCTGTATCTAGTTTTAAGTAGTTGATATGAGGTAGTTTATATTTGTCTATTAAAGAATCTAAGGTCATACATGGTACATCTAAAGTTTTATCAATCCATCTGGCATTGTCTTCTATGTCAAACATTCTTTCACCTTTATGATTGTCAGCAGTGATTGAAGATATACCTCTACGCCAGTCAGATATTCTTTCTCCAGTTGACATATCTTTTGCTTGAGTAAACTCTATTGTCCCATCATAATCAGATATAGCACTACACTCTACTCTAGCTCTATGTCTATTTGGTTTCTGATTTAAAAGTTTGCTTAGCTGCTCATTATACTTTGGTGACGGCTCAACAAATATGCCACACCATCCATTATCTAATAAAGGTAAGTTTGTATCAAAATCACACGAACCTACTTCCACGAATACCTTTCTGTTTTCTATATCATTCATTTTTCTCCACCCATCCTCTGGTGGTATTTCTTTTATTGTAGGCTTTTCCCACTTCATTTCCACTTAGGTCCTTCCACCCATGCGACTAAAGACTTTCGTACACCACTTGTGACTGGTTTAACTTGATGTCTTATTGTAGATGGAAAGACTAAAACTGTTCCTTGCTGCTTTATAGAATGTGGATTCGGCTGTTCATACTGAGGGTCAATCATAAAATCTCCACCCTCATAATCACTAGGATTAGATAGTTGTACTGTAATGCTTAGTTTTCTATCCCATTCTGTTTGATTGGCCCAGAAGGTATCAATATGCCAATCATAAAATCCTTTCTCTGAACCCTCATAAATGGTGTATTGAATATCAAAAATGTCTCTGATCTCTACACCAAAAGCATTTCGGTTTGCTTCATTAGCATACATCCAGAGTAGGTTATATATAAACTTAGAATTGACATCTTCTTTGTTTATCCAACGGACTATAGACTTTCTGACTTTGTTTTTTTCTTGGCCGTCATCACCTAAACCCACCAGAGCGTCCATTGGTGCGTAGGTTTCACATTCAGTTATGATCTTTTGTATGTCGGCTTGATTGATTCCCTTTTCCCAGAGTTGCCATATTTGTTTCATATTTACCTCTTGGTAAACTGACAGAGCGCAAAGCGCTGCGCTCTTTAGTGTCAGTAGTATCTACATACAGTTTGGATTAAATAGCTGATACTGTTTGTAATATAAACTATTAAAATCAATATGTATACCTAAAAAAATTGCAATTTCTTTGTCTACTGCAGCTATCATTCTATAAGGCTTTACAGAGACAGTGAAAAATAAGTGGTACTTTTTTACAAAAACACTTGCATTATTCTTACTAGTTGTTAATATAACTACATAAGGTTGAAGCTGTTAGAGTTTCAAGAGAGATAGCCAAGGGTCTAGCGATAGACGAAAGCTGACTCAGAGGACCGAGTAATAACGCCCTAGATGGTTTCGGTAGCAAGAGAAAGACCGAGGTGAAAAAAAAATAATTCTTGAGTAAATCCTAAAAGCACACTAGGCTCTTAACCTAGAGAATGATGTTCGGTAGACATCCCACTGGCGAGTGGTAGTACTAATAACCAGTAGCAGCTAAACCTTTAACTACTTTGAGAGTTGTCCCATCAAGAGATTGATGTAGCAGCGAGGGTAGCGTAGCTTTTGACTAGGAAGGAAATGTCCGAAATGAGGAGCTTGTCAGTCTGCAAAAACTAGAAACAAGGCTAAGCTAAAGGCGTTGGATTACCATAAAATCTTTAGCGTAGATGGAAACATCTTCAAGCTGCTAGGCTCTCACTTTCTTAAGAAGGCTTTTTGGATTCTTTCTTTGAGTGTTGTACTAGAGAATGAGTGTTTTCTATTTGTATAAAATATTTCATGTAGGCCTTTGCCAGTAAAATCTTGGTCAATATATTCTTCGCCAACAAAGCGTAGATGTATTTCTGTAGCTTCTAATAGATCAAGCAAACTTCTTTCAGTGTCATAGGGTATTATCTCATCTATATATTTCACGGCCTTGAGCTGCGTATAACGCTCATACATAGATTGGATTGGTTTGTTTTTGTCTGGTCTATCTATAGATGGGTCTGTCTGTAGGCCTACAATTAGATAGTCGCAATTTTGTTTTGCTTCCTTGAGCATGACTATGTGGCCAGAATGACATAAGTCAAACGCTCCACAAGTGAAGCCTGTACGCATTAGACAAATTGAATCCAAGTACTATAACCTGCGTTATTTTGTCCACTTATGGAAAAGTACCTTGATGTCGGTGTTGTCCCAAGACTTACATTTTCATATTTATAAACTATTCTACTAAAAGATGTATAAACACTGTCTGCGTCTGTTCTGTTAAAAGTTCCAGATATTCCAAGACTTGTATAATCAAGAGGTTGAGTTGCTTCTCCATCAAACTTAAATCTTAATGATGTCCAGTCTGTATCAGTGGTCTGCGCTCCACTTCCTTCAAAACATAAATAGACATCTGATTGACTAGCAAAACCACTTAGAAAAGTATCTGTCAATACAGCACTTAGCCATTTATTAGAATCAAACCCACTATTAAAATGACTAAAAGGTTTCGCTGCTGTTGTGTAATTATTATCGCCATCCCATAATTCACCAGATTGTGAGGTTGTCCCATTGTTTGTAGCACCTTGCATACCACCTGTAGTGGCCCATCCAGTTAATGAATGTGTGACGGCACTTTTACCAGAACCAGTTGTATATGATCTAATAGCATTTGTTTGGATAATTCTTACGGATGATCTGTAGTCATTGTATTGTCTTGTGCTTCCTGCAGGTTGTTGAGTCCTTAATGTAGTTGAACCATTTGCCACTGGTGATCTGTCAGCGTAGGTATCTTGAGTAGTAATACTGACGGAACTACCTCTTCCATTTGTGTCTCTTGTATCTTCAAAGACATCGCCTATGCCATCTGCTTGTATATTGTTTTGTGATATTTTTGTCATTTTAAGGGTCTTACTGTTTTAATTGTTGTTGTTGCTTGTTGTAATATTTTTATAGTTTCAGCAGCTTTAGTTGAGCCATCCTCTGTTGGAATAACATTAACTTCTTCTGAATCAATATCATACACCTCTTCTTCCTCAGTCTGAACATGATTATCATAATCAAATAGAGCAGGACTGCCTTGTGCTGTTATTGCTCTGAATGACAAAGACCCACCTTGTGTGGACCAGAATACCATCTTATCAGCGCCTACTGATTTCATTAATGTTGCTTGTGGTGTAAAAAAATCTGTTGTAAAAGAATATGCTTTTGACCCATCAATCTTACCGACCAGAGCATGACAATAATTGTAAGAGTTATCTGCTGAATCAAAATAACATGCTGACATCATACATAGAACATTATCTTTATAAGTGGCCAAACAGTAATGAGTGTATGTACTCTTATCAATAATATCGCTATTTGAAAATGATCTCATTATAGATACCCAGTGATCTAATTTGTCTTCGTCACTTAGTTCTGTATCTGAATTATATATGTAATTACCATTCTCAATGTATGCCTTTGAGTCATCATATATTCTTTCAAAGTCTTTGCTATCTATGAGTTGGTCAAGTTCACTTAGAGTTAGATGTTTGCAAGTGTAAGACATTAATCTTCCTCAAGTTTTTTAATCCTCTCATTTAAGTCGTCAAACCCATGTAGGTCTTCTAATCCTTTTGGAGAGTGTGAATCTATGGCAAGTTCTTTGATTGCTTCTATAAGTAGAGGAATCAATTTATCATACCAAACAGTAAGGTATTTATCGTCTATAGGAGCGCTTGTGACCACCTCTGGCAAGACCTTTTGTACTTCTTGAGCGCTAACACCAACCTGCAATAAATCGTTGTCATAGCCAAGCTCCTTAGCTGTTTCATTTTCTGTAAAGTAATAACCATTGAGCTGCATAACTTTCTCTATGGCATTGACTATTGTGCCTTCAAAATCTTTTAATCTTTCATCTGAATAGAAAGCAGTTATATTATTTGTCGCTCTGATCTCACCTGCTGTACCACTTGCGTTTGTATTTATACCTAAGCTATTGACTCTTGCATTTGAGTTTGTGGTGAATGAACCACTTGGTCCAGTAGGTCCTGTTGGCCCAGACGGCCCAGTTGGTCCTGTAGGACCTGCAGGACCAGTAGGTCCAGTTGGACCAGTTCCACCTGTACCACCATTACTTCCTGCTTGACCTTTCTGCCCTTTACTTCCTGTTGGACCTGTCGGACCAGTAGGTCCTGTCGGTCCTGTACCACCACCTGCGCCTTGCTGACCTTTCTGACCTTTCTGTCCTGTCGGACCTGTTCCACCATTACTACCTGCTTGTCCTTTCTGTCCTTTAGAACCTGTAGGTCCTGTAGGTCCAGTAGGTCCAGTAGGCCCTGTTGGTCCAGTTCCACCACCTGCTCCTTGTTGTCCCTTTTGTCCTTTCTGTCCAGTTGACCCAGTACCACCTGCTTGTCCTTTCTGACCCTTCGCTCCAGTAGGTCCATTTGGTCCAGTTGGTCCTGTACCACCAGTTGGTCCAGTGCCACCAGTAGAACCAGTCTGTCCTTTTTGACCCTTACTTCCTGTAGGTCCAGTTCCACCTGTTGGACCAGTTCCACCAGTTGGGCCTGTAGGTCCAGTAGGTCCTGTACCACCAGTACTTCCTGTTTGACCTTTTTGTCCCTTAGAACCATTACTACCATTACTACCATTAGGTCCTGTCGGCCCTGTAGGACCAGTAGGACCTGTACCACCTGTTTGACCTTTCTGACCTTTTGAACCTGTTGGTCCAGTTGAACCAGTCGGTCCTGTTCCACCAGTATTACCTGTCTGGCCTTTCTGACCTTTTGAACCTGTAGGTCCTGTTGAGCCAGTTGGTCCTGTTGAACCTGTATTACCAGTCTGACCTTTCTGTCCCTTAGAACCTGTTGGCCCAGTGCTTCCAGTAGGACCTGTTCCACCTGTAGAACCAGTGTTTCCTGTTTGACCTTTTTGACCTTTACTACCAGTCGGACCAGTTGAGCCAGTTGGGCCTGTCCCACCAGTATTACCAGTTTGTCCCTTTTGTCCTTTAGAACCAGTTGGCCCTGTTCCACCAGTTGGACCTGTTGGGCCTGTTCCACCAGTAGGTCCTGTAGAACCAGTTGAACCCACTTCACCTTTCTGGCCTTTGCTTCCATTTGACCCATTACTTCCAGAAGGACCTGTTGGACCTGTTGGGCCAGTACCACCTGTAGAACCTGTTTGTCCTTTCTGGCCTTTGCTTCCGTCATTTCCTGTAGGGCCAGTCGGTCCTGTAGAACCAGTACTACCTGTAGTTCCTGTCTGTCCCTTTTGGCCTTTGCTTCCAGTAGGGCCTGTTGGTCCAGTATTACCAGTATCTCCTGTTGGACCAGTATTGCCGACTTCTCCTTTTTGTCCTTTTGAGCCTGTAGGACCAGTGCCACCTGTAGGCCCTGTACTACCAGTGTTTCCTGTAGTACCCTTTTGACCTTTATCACCTTGGCTTCCTGTCGGTCCAGTACTTCCTGTCGGTCCAGTACCACCAGTCTGTCCCTTCTGTCCTTTAGAGCCGTCACTTCCATCATTACCATTTGGACCTGTCGGACCTGTTGGACCTGTTGAACCAGTGTTTCCAGTAGTTCCTTTTTGTCCTTTATCGCCTGTAGAACCTGTATTTCCTGTTGGGCCTGTAGAGCCTTGTGGTCCAGTAGACCCTACCTCACCCTTCTGTCCCTTACTTCCGTTGCTTCCTGCGCTTCCTGTTTCTCCCTTCTGCCCTTTTGAACCTGTTGGTCCTTGTATAGAACCACCACTTGTAAAAGAAGAACCATTATAAATATGAAGGCTATCGTCAGTTTGTACTATGTAGGCGTCACCTTGACTTGGTGTTGGACTTGAAGGTAGCGCTCCTGTATTGGCGACTTGCCCTTTGAAAGTGATACCAGTTCCAGTAGAACCTGTAGGACCTGTCGGTCCATCTGTACCAGTGACACCTTTCTGTCCCTTCTCACCTTTACTTCCATCATTACCATCCGAACCACTAGGACCAGTATTACCAGTTGGACCAGTATTACCTGTTGAGCCTGTAGTACCTTTCTGACCTTTGTCTCCTGCTGCTCCAGTTGGTCCAGTATTTCCTGTCGGCCCAGTGCTACCTGTATTACCAGTCTGACCCTTCTGTCCTTTATCTCCATCGCTACCATTATTACCTGTAGGGCCAGTACTACCAGTAGGGCCAGTTCCACCTGTCTGGCCTTTTTGACCTTTATCTCCTGCTGAACCTGTACTACCAGTATTACCAGTGACACCGACCTCACCTTTCTGACCTTTGTCTCCACCACTTCCTTGTGAGCCAGTATTACCTGTAGTACCTTTTTGACCTTTACTACCTGTTGAACCAGAAGGTCCTGTCGGTCCGTCATTACCAGTAATTCCGATCTCGCCTTTCTGACCCTTATCACCAGTAGTTCCTACTTCACCTTTTTGACCCTTGCTACCATCTGAGCCATCGTTTCCATTATTACCTGCAGGACCAGTATTTCCTGTTGTTCCTTTCTGTCCTTTGTCACCAGAAGCACCAGTGTTCCCAGTCGGACCAGTTGAACCTGTAGGACCTGTAGAACCTGTACTTCCTACTTCACCTTTTTGTCCTTTACTTCCGTCACTACCATCATTTCCGTCACTACCAGAAGGACCAGTTGGCCCTGTATTTCCTGTAGTTCCAGTCTGTCCTTTCTGACCCTTATCGCCAGTAGAACCTTGTGGTCCTGTTCCACCAGTAGGCCCAGTAGACCCTTCTACACCTTTTTGACCCTTATCACCTGTCGGCCCTGTTGGCCCTGTTGGTCCTGTATCTCCTTGTGGTCCTTGACTTCCTGTAGGACCTGTAGGTCCACTTGGTCCAGTGTTTCCTGTTGGTCCTGTATTTCCTGTTGGTCCTGTTGAACCTGTATTACCTGTACTTCCAGTATCTCCTTTTTGTCCCTTATCTCCACCACTACCTGTAGGTCCGTCTGGTCCTGTAGGTCCAGTGCTACCTTGTGACCCTGTAGAACCAGTTGTACCCTTTTGTCCTTTGTCTCCGTCTGAACCACTAGGCCCACTTGGTCCAGTTGAGCCTTGAGAACCAGTGCTTCCTGTTTCTCCTTTCTGTCCTTTATCACCACCACTTCCTGTTGGCCCTGCGTTGCCTTGCGCTCCGTCTTCACCTTTCTGTCCTTTGTCTCCAACATTACCTTGAGGTCCTGTACTTCCACCTGCTCCTGTCGGTCCTGTTGGACCAGTGACTCCAATCTCACCTTTCTGACCCTTATCTCCGTCAGTGCCGTCAGTACCATTACTTCCGTTTGACCCTGCTACACCTTTCTGTCCTTTGTCTCCTGCAGTACCACCACTTCCCTGCGCTCCTTGTGGGCCTGTAGGTCCAGTAGAACCATCTTGTCCTGCTTCACCCTTCTGGCCTTTTGACCCATCGCTGCCATCGTTCCCATCGTTTCCTGCAGGTCCTTGGCTACCTGTTGAACCAGTCTGTCCTTTTTCACCTTTGTCGCCAGTTATAGACTGACCATCTTGTCCTTTCTGTCCTTTGCTACCATCTGAGCCATCATTACCTGCAGGTCCAGTCGGTCCTGTAGAACCAGTCGGACCACTAGGTCCTGTACTTCCAGTAGGACCAGTTGAGCCAGTATCACCTGTTGTACCCTTCTGACCTTTGTCTCCGTCTGTTCCTGCGCTTCCTGTTGAACCAGTAGTACCTTTCTGTCCCTTAGAACCAGTATCACCAATGTCACCAGTTCTAGCAAAAGTCACAATAAGTTCTTCGCCATTTGAGAATGATGTTGCTCCAGATAGATAAGATACTGGGACTTTGAAATATCCTGTTGCTTCTGTTATAGCTCCACCAATCTGGAATAAGACAAAGTCAGTGGCGTCTGTTTTATTGGATATTCTTACATGGCCTTTTATAGTAGATGTTGAGTCATCTATTGTTCTAAGGTATGCCTGTATATCAGTTGAACTTTGATCTTCGTCATCAATAAATAATTGATTGGCGCTTGATAAATTTGCATTGTTGAATTTTAGTAGACCTGCTGTTGGGTCACTATCTGCTGTATTGGTAGAAAAATTATAATTAACTGTCTGGCCACCAAAGTTTCCTTCTACACCTTTGAGACCTTTCTGGCCCTTGTCTCCTTTGCTTCCTGTACTACCTGTACTACCAGTGCTACCAGTGACACCTATTTCACCCTTCTGACCCTTGTCACCTGTATTACCAGTGACACCTACTTCTCCTTTTTGTCCTTTGCTTCCTTCTGCTCCAGTGTTTCCAGTAGTTCCTGTCTGGCCCTTCTGACCCTTGTCTCCTGTCGCTCCAGTATCTCCAGTAGTTCCCTTTTGACCTTTATCCCCAGTAGAACCAGTTGGTCCAGTTGGTCCAGTGTTTCCTGTATTTCCTGTTGTTCCTTTCTGTCCTTTGTCACCCTTATCTCCTTGTGAACCTGTCGGACCTGTACTACCTGTAGAACCTGTTGAACCAGTAGGACCACTTGGCCCTGTCACACCTATTTCACCTTTTTGGCCTTTATCTCCTGTTGAACCTGTAGGCCCTGCAACAGAACTTGCAGCTCCGACAGCTCCTTTCTCACCCTTCTGACCTGCTCCACCAGTAGCACCTTGCGTTGCTACAGTGACAACAGATATATCATTTGGGCCAGTTATGGTTATGCTTTTGACTAGATCACTCATTATCTACTCACACTTCCTCGTACAGAAAAAGTACCTTCTAATATTCTATCTACCTTGGCATTAGAATCGGTTAATTTTAGATCATAGACTCCATCGCCTACGGCCATACTTGATGTATCACTTGCTGATATTTCTAATACTATAGTCCCATTACTTCCACCCATAGTCACTCTATTGTTTGCTACAGTGAGGGTAAGAACTTCCGAACTATCATCTTGATTTCTTCTCAAGTCCATTTCTGCTGAGAAGCCTGTAAGATTTATGAGTGAATCTGCAGAGTCTTTAAGCGTTAGAGTATGCTTAAATGTAGCACCCTGCTCAATGATAAAATGAAAAAAACCTGCACTCATATAATATTCCTAGTTTATATATGACTGCTGTCATAAACTTTAGCGTCTGCTTTAATTACTATACCACCCTTTTAGATGGCTATGTACCTATGAGTGTCCTAGCTTTTTTTCTTGGTAGATTTCTTTGCTGTAGATTTTTTCTTAGATGATTTCTTGACTGGCGCTTCACCACCTTCCCATGCTTCATTGACATCTGGTGTACTAGGGTCATCGCCTTTCAATGTACCATCTTCGTTTCTTGCTCTTTTGATCTCAGCTTCTACTTCTACTGTTTCGTCAGCAGAGTCTACCTTGACTTCCATGGCCCATCCATTTTGCACAAACTGTTCCATATTAGAATTCATGACATCATTGTCAGCTTCTATTATTGAATCAGCTTTCATTAACTGGACATCCATACCATGCTCATCAACAGCGCATGGCTTCGGTACTAAAATTTTGTATTTCTTATTTGCCATATTAATTCCTTAATAAAATGAGGTGGCCCTAAGACCACCTCGTAAGTTCAATTATGAACTAGAGCTACTGTCAGCTCCACCTGCATGTCTAGGTACGCCTTTAAGAATCATAGCACCCATAGGTGTCCCACTTGAATGAGAACCTGTAAAGTCTGCTACTACTCTAATATAACGCTTACCACCGACATAACCGATAGCTGCTATAGCAGGAGCTTCTGCGTTGTCATCAAAGGTTGCGAAGATTCCATTAGAATCTACACTTCCGTCAGTGACATCTAGTGAAGAGCTTACTGCTGAGTAAGAACTGTCATCGTCAGAATGTTCCAATTTGAAATCAATCTTGACAGACGAACTCAGTGTATCGCCTTCTGCTCCAACATCAACTATAGCCATAGCACCTTCAAAGAATTGTAGGTCTACTCCAGTACCATTGGCGTCAGCAGTTCTGACTGCAGGAGCTAGTGATTGAACACCGATTAGATTATTTGCTAAATCTTTCATATCTATTTACTCCTCGCTTACGCTGATATTTTAAGTTTTGTTAATGCTTCTGGAAGGACTACCTGTCCACCAACTCTTCTTCTTGCAACATATCTTACATTACCAGAAGTAGCTTGTGTGAATGGGTCTCTCAGAACAGCTAATGCTACTCTGTCCACTATCATATATGCTCTTGCAAAATCACCAAAGGCGACTGGAAAAGCATTACCTGCAACATTAGGCATGTCACTAGCTTCCACATAGTTATAACCTAAGATAGTAGCTGTAGCTCCACCTTGTAGGTTCATCCCTGCTTGGAATACATATTGACCTGCAGTGTCTTTCAGTTTTCTGATAGCTGCTAATGTGTTTCTATTAAATACAAACACACCATTTCTTCCGTACTCACTCTTAATGTTATGAACTAAAGAGATCAAAGAGTCAGCCGTTATAGCTGTACCACTTCCACTATTTACTTCACTCACACTTGAGTTAGTCATAAATCCTTCTGGCTTACCAACAGCGTCACCAGAAACAAAAGCTGCGCCTTCTGCTTTCGCAAACTGCTCAGAGAACTCAGATTGCATTTCTGCTTCTAAGTCAAATACTGTATCTTCTAAGTCTTGCTCAGAAATATCTACAAGAGCGTAATGCTCATGCGCAGGTATCTCTTCAAGGCCTACTTGATAACCAGTAGTCTCACTTCTAGTACCACTCTCAGCCACCCATTGGGCTGCGAATTGTCCAGTTCTTTTAGGAATCTGGATACTTCTTTGTCCTGTACTTCTGACTTTACCGATAGAACGGATAGGTGAGATTTCAGTCACATCCTTAATCAGTTCTCTCACATACTCTGGTGGTGCTAAATAACCACCTGTAGAGTCATTAGATACAGTTAATGCTTTTTTCTCGTCTGGAGTCAGAGCTTCTGCGCCCTTTCTGCAGTACAAATCAAAAGCCTTAGTTAGCTCATCAACTTGCTTAGATTCAAAACCAGAGTTTGGTCTGCTTAATACAGTCTCTAGTTTATCAACTTGCTCCTTAATGGCATTTTGGCTTTGCTCTGCTTTAGTTAATTGTTGATTAACTTCTTCAAGAGAATCTAACTTAGATTCAATCTTCGCCATCTTCTCGTCAAGAACAGCAGTGCTTTCACCTTTCTCTAGCTTTTCAAGTCTTTCGTCATTGACCTTCTTAAATTCATTGAAGGTTGAACCCATTTCTTGAATAGCGTTTTTTACATCTTCCGACATATTAATCTCCTATTAAGATTTTAAGGTTAAAGTTAAGTTTTTTATGGCGTCTACCAGTTCAGCCGTAGAGTCAGCGTCTCGCTGACCAAAAGACTTGTGTACTGCTGCTGCAGCCACTTTTGCTTCTGAACGAGATAATGCGAAAGCGTCTCGCAGTCCATTCTCCCACTCCCTAACGGAAATACTATCACCCTTGACACTCCTAATCTTCGCTTTCGGATTCATAGGGAAGGTCACAAGTGATACTTCCATAAGTTCTACTTCTTTGATAATACGCTTTCTTGAGCGCTTATCGTATGAAACTTCGTCTGGATTTACACGGAAGCCTATGCTTAGGCCATCCAATGCACCCATCTTCATTAATTCGTATGCTTCTTTCCCTGCTTGTGTTTGCAGAGCTAGTCTTCCTTTTACATAAAGACCATGTCCGTCTTCTTTGATTTCATCAAAAACACCGATAGGCATTTCTGATTTATGTTGATATAGAAGTTTTACATCTTTTGGTTTTTTACGCTTTAGTGATTTTGCAAAAGCGCCAGATTGAATTACATCATTCCCTAAATCTTTATTGCCAAAGACAGAACCATACCCTTCAAACTTTCCATATTGTTTGTCTTCGTCTTCATCCTCATCGTGGTACGCTTTGATCTCGGCTTTGACTTCTTGATGTTCTTCTTCTTGTCGGACATCCATTCCGACTTTGTCTATGTATTCTTCGTGAGTCTTACATGGCATAAAGACTTCTTGTCCATCTTCGTCATGTGCATGTGTTCCTACACATCCTATTTCCTCAGCTCTGTCGGCTGCTTCTTTCTCAGTAGAGAATACATCCCTTCTGAGTTCTGCTTTTGAGTCATTAGATTCTTCTATTTCTTTAATATACCCACTGGTACTGACACTGCTTTCTAAATTACTTGCCATGTGTCATCTCCTAATAAAATGCTCTTGTCAATCATACCACTTAAAAACGAAGGTGCATAATCCTATATATAGTACTCCAACTCTGAAAAACGCACAATATATAGAGATCAATCCTCTTCCATGTCTCTGGCGTCCAAATAAATTATATTACATCTGCAGTTTATAACATTCTTTGCACCACCTGCAGGGTCACCTGCATGTTTCATTCTTGCACCACCGACCTCAAACTTTTCACTCATATCTATACTTGGCTTTGCGTTCATCGCAAAATGATCTGGCCTTGTCCGTTCATCGTTTGTGGCCACCCATTTCTTTTTCATTTCTATACCAGTATCGTCTTGGACTGTTTGATAATATTGGTCATGAGCAAAACTTGCAGCTCCATGAGTTTCTGTTCTTGCTATCAAAGCTGCTCTTCTCATTGTCAAAGCTCCAACTCTAGTCACAAGCGTCCTAGAAATCTCTGGGAGCGATTGTCCTTCTAATTGACCTTCTTCTATTATCTTCTTAATCTGTTCGCTTAGACGAGAGCTAAGGCCGTCTAAGAAGTCAATTCTACCAGTAAAGTATCTTGAAACTAATATATCTATATCTTGATTTCTACCAAAGACCAGAGCTTCTTGTTTCACACTAAAGTATCTTTGTTCATTACCCTCATAGATAACAGCAAAGATTCTTTTTATATGTTGCTGCATGATAGGTATTAGTGATTCTCTGAGCGCCATAGAAGCTGCTACTGGCTCGTAAACTCCAAACTCTCTATACATATAGGCTTGACCATTTAGCCACTTAGAGAAGACAGCACGAAGCTCTTTGAAGTTTCTTCTTTCTAATCTATCTCTGGTGACTCTGGCTTTCAGCGCTTCTCTTTGTATGCTTACTCTACCAAGTCTTATGTCATGAAATTGTTTCTTCTGTCGCTTCATGTTTTGCTTGAGAGAGGATGGCCCTTTGGAAATAAATCGGTGTCATGTTTACCACTTCTGAATCTTCCTGTTCTCAAAGCTCTAAGGTAGCTGTTCACTCTGGCCAAGGCCCACTGGTCTGGTCCTGTCACATTTGGTCTGACTGATTGAGGATTAGTTCTGTATGCACCTACACCTCTTCGGAAGACAGCTTCCAAAGTTCTTATGTTTGTTTTCTTAGTCTTGCTGTCACCATACTTTTCATTATGATCTTTTACTTTCTTCTCTAATGCTTTTCGCATTGGACCAGAAATGCTTGGTGCTTTCTCTTCCAAGTCCTTTGTATCTATATGCTCTTCTAGGGCATACAGTTTATCTTCTTCAATCTCTATCTGCTTTCTTACTTTCTTGGCCCAAGAGAAACCATCGTCACCACCCCACAAGGCCCAAGCGATTCTACCTGCGCTTGGATAACCCTCTTGGCCTTGTCTAAAACCTTGGCCTTGTTTATCCACTTCATGCCTAGAGAAAAAACTAAACATTCTCTTTACAGTAGATATAGATAGATTTTCTCTATTGACTAATTGGTTTGCTCTAGCAACACCAACAGAAGTCCCACCTCGGTTGAACTCCTTTCTCCAATCAAGTCCTCTCTGCGCTTCATCAGCCATAGAAGCTGTAGGCTTAGTATCTATATCCTCAAGAGCTTTCTCTTCGGCTAGATAATATTCATCAACTTCCTTATCGTCTACATCGTCCTCATCGTCTGGCATGTATTCTTCAAGGTCTTGTTCTTGGACTGGATTCTCTGGCTCTGGGACGGACTCGTCTCCAAGAGGGAATAGGGTAGCAGGTACTAGTAAATCGTCAGCACCTTTCTTTGGCTCTAAGCCTATGGCAGCTCTTGCTTCATTTCTTGACATGATTCCCTGCGCTACTGCAGAGGTCACATTCTCATATATTCTTTTTCTTCTTTCTGACAAAGCAGGTATGGCGTCAATGTCAAACTCAAGAGTAAGTCTGTCATCAAACATAGGTATAAGCCACTCATTTAAGTCAGAAGCGATTTTTTTAAGGAAGGGTATGATAGTCTCTTCATATAATGCAAGACGAGCTTCTGCGACATTTGCGTAAGTCTGAGCGTCTGGCACTCCAACTAACTGGGACGGAACTCCGAAGCAAAGCGCAATATCACTTGCACTCATGTGTTTTAAATTGAGGAAATCCATGTCCTTCGGAGACAGTCCCATTTCTTTCCAATCAAAATCGCCTTCTAATAATAGAGGTCTACCTGCATTGTTTGACCCACTGAATCTATTGTTGATGTCTGTTAGTAGCTGTTGTCTTTGGGAATCGGATAAGTTTATTGAAAAGCCTTGCTCGTCTCTTGGTTTAAATATGACAGCTCCACTTGGTCTTGCTCCATTACTTAATAGATTTACATTATGAGTACTGGCCATATTGAACTGATCTACTTCTACTGCAGCAGCAGCTAATGGACTGCAGCCGTAGTAATCATCAAGAGGTGACCAGAGCTTTATATGTTTCAATTCAGAGAATCCGTTTTCTTGATCTACTTCATAACTTGCTTCTAATCTACCACCGACAGTGTAGTCATATCTACTTGGTATAGCTTTACCACTTCCTTTTATAGTAATCCTATCTGGTCTCAAAAGATGTAGCTCTCTTGGCGTCCCTAATGAGCCACCTGCTTTTAGTACATAAGCATTACCAGAAAGAAGTAAGAAGCCAAAGAGACTGCTCATGAACTCATAGTAAGATTCAAGAGGATTAGGCCTGTCTAGCAGGTCCATCAAAGGATGATTCTCAAGAGGAGTGTCACCTGCTTTGATTTTATATGGAACAGCAGCAGCACCTTTGGCTATTTCATTAACACATTTATAGACTATTGGATTTTGTAGGTAGCCTTCTTTGGCTAGGTCTTGGTACTTGTAATCTTTGCCACTAGAGTTTACGCCAAAGTAGCCAAGCATATTTGTATTACCCATTTGCTTTTCTTCTTGATTCAATCCGAAGAGTCGCTGAAAAAATGTTCTTTCTTTTGCCATTATGTAATTCTCCAGTTTACATTACCACGAGACTTGCTTAATTCAAACAAGCTCCATACCAAAGCGTCCAGTCTATCTGGACTTGCTTCTTTTGATAGGCCAGTGTAAGTACACATTTGAGCTTCTAAATCCTCGTAGAATCCAATATGGTGACACCTACCCTGCTCGTACAAAGCAGCTATCGGTTCGGCTCGTAAAATCTTCCCTCGTGTAGCTCTGACTGCTCTGTATGGAACTGTATCATCTATAGTCCTCAGCAGCCTTTCTACTAGGTCACCACCATTGTTCACCTCTGCGACAATCCTATCTGCTTCCCATTCATAGAAAGCTCTTACAGCTATTCTACACCATTTGTCTGGACTATGTCTCCCACTAAGGTCCTCAAGTATATAGAAGTGTCCTTGGTTATCTTTACCTGCAACTACAATGCCAGTCTCGTCAGCCTTCTCTCCACTGGTCACTGCAGGGTCAATACCTACCACAATTTGTTGCAGCTCTATATCTGTACCCTCTGGTAATCTTTGTGACTCTATCATATTGACATTCCATAAAGCGCCTTCAACATCTTCTAGCACTTCTGCATAAAGTTCTTGTCGGCCTATAGATGTACCCTCATATCTTTCCAACATCATGGCCAAAGCAGACTCAGCTAAGTTCTCTTGATTCTCAAAGGTGTTGCCTTTGGTTATAGCAACATCTTTTCTTGTGACAAGTTCTTTGATTAGCTTGATAGGTTTAGGTGTTGTAGTGATTACACATTGAGGTCTGTCACCAAGTCTAAGGCCAAACATGATCTGGTCAAATACTTCTTGTGGGTCTTGCCATGCACATAATTCATCGGCCCAAACTCTATGATATTGTGGACCTCTTAATCTGTCTGGTTTGATAGCAGCAAAGCCAACAATCTTTGACCCATTGGCCAATCTAATTTCTTGTGTTGTCTGAGAGTATCCATTTGTCCCATAGTTTTTGTCATAACAATCTTCTGGAATAATAGATAGAAGTCCAGAGTCGCCACCAAAACAAACTCTTCTTAGGTCACCGAAAGTAGGAGCTACTACTGCGCATATAGTATTTGGATTCTTCAAAGCATAGAGAGCTATGTCTTGCGCTCCAGTCCGTGTTTTTCCCCACCCTCTACCTGCGAGTATAAGCCAGATAAAATGATCTGACATCGGCTGTAGCTGTTTCTCTCTTGCTGTCTTTAGCCAGTTAGTGTAGAGATTCCATGTCGCCAGTTCGCTTGGCGTCTGCAATCTCGTCCAAGAGTTCCATAGCTTCTTTGAAAGCTGTTGTGTCTTTGACATTTGCGTTTAGGTTCATATTGTCAGTCGCTTCACCAAGGGCCAGTTTTGCTACTCGCTGTACCTTATATGTTGCTTCTGCAATAGTAGATAATAAATTTGGTGTGATACTTTTTCTTTCTTCGCTTTCTTTTATAAGACTGGCAATCTGTCTCAGTAAAGTTTTTGATATGTCTAATGTGTCTGAATCAAACTTGACACTGTCTTGAACTAAGACTTCTCTTCTCTTTTCATCAAGCTCTGATAGGTATTCGGCTTGGAACTGATCTTGTTGTATTTTCCAGTCTTCATTCCTTGCATGTCTATAGAGAGTAGATTGGCCTACTGAGAATTGTTTTGCTAGTTCTGCAAGAGAGTACATGACCCTCTCACCCTGCTCGTTATCAAACCCTTGGACATATAGGTTTCTGATTTTCTCCTTTAGAGTCTTGTCTAGTTTGGTCACTTTTTTGTTCATTATTTCTCAAGTTTTCTCAATCATAATGGTTTGTAAACCAACTATCAAGAAATCTGAGAAGGAACATTGTAGTCCTTAGTGACTACTCCATACTCTTTACTACCTCTAAAGTGAGCCTTTACCCAAGTCTTTTTACCTGTACTGTAGGTCCTTAAATGCTTTCTAACGCTATGTAATGCCTTACCCTCTGTCTTACCATCACCTTGCACATTTCCGTGGCTCTCCTCGTACATTTTGATGTCCACTTCTATATGTGCGAAAGTAGGTTTGCGCCTATACTCAGACAGACTATGCTTCCTCATTGGTATATCCATCCACACATTACCTCTTCCTTTCTTTTCTTTCTTTTCTGCTATCTGCGAATATTGAATATAGACCATGAAGGCTAACCATATTGATACGCAGCTTCCTCTAAAAGTTTCTGCTGCAGGATGATTATGTTCTGTCACATTAGACCAGAAGTTTGGTAGCACTTCGCTGTCATACTTTACACCTATAGAGTTCTCTGGGTCTTTGTAAAAAAATATCCTTGTCTGAGATAAGTCAGTCTGAAATGCTTTCTGTTCTTTTGACCAGACATTGAGATTAAAGTCTATGACTGTATGGAAAGCAGTGTCTCTATGTTCACCAGTTTCTTTCTCATATTGTTTTGCGTCTTCTTCATTTGCTGCTTCTGTCATTACTTCTGTCGCCAGTAAATTAAATATGAAGTCTGGTGTCTCATATTGCAGAAATGTTTTTGGATATGGACAATAGATTTTTATATCTTGAATACAGTCTCTTATTTCTTTCTCAGTAAGTTCTTCTTCTGGCTTCACATTCAAATAGAACTTTCCTGCTTGTGTAATATCATAAGATAGATTCTGCATGGCCTTTCTCATGAGTGTTGGTGGTATTGTAAAATTGACTGCATTATCTTTTTGGAACTGAGACATCTGATCTACTTTCAAAAATTCACCAGTGTCTTTGTCATAGTATTCTGCAGTAGGGTCTGGATTTTTTGTTTGCTGTTTCATACCAGTAGCTACATGTGGTGGTATGGTAAATGTCTTGGCCCACTCTTTTGAAAACTCATTACCGAAGTTTGGATTATGTAAATCATGGTGTGACTGATAATCAAAATTCTTCTGAGGATTAAATGGACCATCTTCTGCAGATATAAATGGTTTCTCTTGTGCGTTAAAAGCAGCGTCAAAATCTTTAGTCTCTATGAGCTGATACCCATGTATCAATCTTTGCAGCACTATGTTATTCATGATACTAGGTTATTGGGTATGCCTTTCGGATACTTAAGAGCAGTCTTAAACATTTCTCTGTCATCGCCATTGAGATTATTAAGAATGTCAAAAAGACTATCGTGCATATTGATAACTATACCCTTATTGGCCAAAGCGATTACAGCGTCTCTAACCATCGGTAAATTATCCAGAGAGCCTTCATTCACCTGCAGCCATTTCTGATAGTCTTGTCTACACTCGTTGCACTTAGGTATGACTTCTTCATATCCATTCTCAACAGTGTAGCCATTTTCTTTCATAAGTTTTTTTATCCTTTCGCACTTTTTACAATTCAATTTATCTTTCATTTTATTCTCCTATATTAATAATCAAAATCATCAAAATGTATATGTCTAAAACATTCAATATAATCTATGTTGTCATTGGTATGATTACATCCATAAAAAATATTGTTGGCAAGATCACGGACATCTTCTATGTGTTTGTATCCTTGTATATAAATATTTTTTATATTGTATTGAGTATGGTAGTCATGTTTGATTGATCTGCTAAACTCTTGCATGTCTTTGTTGGTGTCAAAAAACTTGATCTGTTTTCTGTATGTTCTTTGCTGCAAGTCATCTATATTATCTTTTGAACTGGCGCTTTGAGTACACCAGATAATTGCATACCTTTCTTTTATGTAATCTAGGTACTCATTAAAAGTATTGATTCTGTCATCTACTGGCATAACTGGCTTGGGATAAGTTTCCCAGTAGCCAGTCATATCCTTGACAAACTTGTTAAGAATTAATTTTTTCTTATCATCCATACAGCTCGTCCTGTATCTCCATAGCTTGGTGATACGCTTCCTCATCTTCGTAAATCTGTCCACCTCTGGATACATATTTACCTTGATACTCAGCTACAGCTAACTGCTCAGCTCTAGCTTTTTTGTCTTCCCAGTATTGAGTCACAATGTAATTGCAACCTCTCTCTCTTGGAAACTTCTTGCCGTTGATGACCACTTGATAGTGGTCACCATAGAAATCTGCTCCAATATATTTACTAACTATTTTCACGCTCATACTCCCTTTTCATTTCAAGTACATTCCTAAAATTCTCTTTGTGCATTTCGTACTTTTTCTTTTGGTATGGTGTCAGCTTCTCACCTCTGGCCATTTTAAGTTCATAGAACTCAGTCTCAGTAAGAAAATTACCATCCCTTTCCCACCACATTAGTCTAATCTTTAGCTGAGAAGTACTGACTTGAGTCTGTCCAAGTTCAGCCAAAGTAGAAATGATTTCTCTGATAGTCTCTTTACACTCTTCTATCCACTTCATTTTCATGTAGTGTTTATCAACAGACGAATCATAAAACATGTAATGTTCTTTTTCCGTCATACATTCATATATGTCTTTCATGTTATCTCCTTTATTTATATTTGACATACTAGTTATTATACACACCCTAGTTAAAATAACAACTATTAATTTACTTTATTTCATCGTAGCAAAGATCAATCATTTTCTTTATAAGCTCACCATTCTTGACCATGTAATATTTTCTAAGAGCCGTCAGCTTTTTGTTTGTCTCTGGGTCAATCCTAAACTGGACTGTCTGAGTATTTGGTTTCTTGTTTTCAAAATGTAGTTTCATAGTTTCTCCTAGTCTTTATAAATATCTTTGTAAGAAAAAGTCGGTTCTCCTCGTTCTTCAAACACCCTCTTTGAAGCATTGTAATAAAATCTTGCTTCACCAATCTGGCCATACAAACCCTGCTCTCTGATCTTGCGAGTAAGTACTTGTATAGAGTCATCCTCAAACATTCTATGTATTGATAGAATACAGTCGCTCTGATTGTTCCAATGACTTGCGCCAGAAATATCATAGGCCGTGACTGGGTCAAACTCTCCTTTATTATTTTTTTGCTGCTTTGTTGGATGGGCCACTATCCAAACCACTATGTCATGCACACGAGCAAACCTTTTGCACTTTGATATAAAGTCTCGGATATGCTCATCCTCACGCTTAGAAGCGTCCCTAGAAGCGCTTACTTCATTGTAAGGGTCTATCACTAAGCCATCGCAGCCATACTTCAATACAGAGCTTTTAGCGACATCTAAAATGTAATCTATATCTGGAACACTCTCTGGTGTTTCAATGAAATAAAATCTTTCATTCAACCAATCAAGCGCAGCTTGAAGTTCGTCTCTTGACATTCTATTGTTAAAGCCTTCGTCAAAAGATTTTTGTAGGTGCATTTGCACCAACCTTCTAAGGTGCATAGCCGTAGAATGTTCTGGAGAATATACTGCATATCTCCAATTATGTTCCTTGCTAAGTTTTAATAATATCTGATCTAGCCAAGATGACTTACCATGATTTGGAATACCAGTGATAACATGAAATGTCCCTCGCAAGACTTTGTAGATTTTATCTAGCTCGTCATATCCAATCTCTACTGGCTTTGCATAATTGCCATTGTAAAGATCAATCACTGCTCCATAAAACTCATTGGCACTATAAAGTCCATCCACTGGATATGGCTTGGCAGTCTCAATCATATTCTTTAATCTCATAGGACCATGCTTTACAAGGACCTCATTTGCGTCCTTACAGTCGCTAGGATATTCAACAAACCAACACATATCCTTTCCGAATCTATGCAGCAGCTCAGCATGAAGAGCTTGTCCTGCTTCATCATTATCTGTAAATAGGATTACTTTTTTTGCCTTGAGTGGACAGTTTTCTAAGGCTGTAAACCTTGCGTCTTTCTCATTAAACTTTGCTTCTTTTGGCGCTCCGTCTGGTAGAGATACAGCATTTTCATACCCTACCTCTATCAGACTAAGAACATCCATTTCTCCTTCCACAAAAATGATAGTGTCTTGGTCATAGGCCAAGTCATAATTATAGAGAGTTCGTTTTGCGTTAGGAGTCTGCTTGAATTTTTTTGATTTACTTCTGTATTTAATATTGACTGTTGCCTTATTCTCATCCTTATATGGAAGAGCTATCCAAACTTCTTGGTCAATATATATATCTTTTTTTTCTACTGTCTCTTTTGATATTCCTCTGTTGCTAAACCACGAGTATAAAGTCTCTGGCTTCTTAGGATTTTGTGGAGTCTTTGGTGCAATAAAAACTTTCTTTGGCCGTGCTACAAAATTATGAGTCTTGCCACGCATGGTAGTTCCTGTTCTTCCACAATGATGACAATTCCAAACTGCATGATCTGATTGAATAGTGACACTCAATGGATTATCTTTTGAGTCATGAGGTGGCTGACATGCACTGCATTTTGTTTTGTAGCTACCCTCACTGTAGCTTTTAAGTTTTATATTCTCATTATATAAAATATCTATCATATTCATTTTATTCTCCTATCCTTGTATCCATGACTTGGATTTTTTATTTATTAATTTTGGTTTCTTTATCTCGTCATACAGTCTTTGGTTTAGCCAAGTTGTAGGATGTTTGATAAAGCACTCCTCAGTGTTCTGTTGTTCTAATGCAAACCACTTAGCTTTCTGGACTAATATCTTTGGGTCTACTCTTCTGGATTCTTTCAAAAATGATTTGGCTGCAGGATACTTTCCAACCTTCCGTGGATAACTCTTCCAGAACTCATTGAACTCTGGCCCATATATATCTTTAGTTTCTACTTTAGTATTAGAGGAAGTGGATGTCCTACCTTTTTGGACCTCTAAGTCCATACATAGATAATATCTGTTTGAAGTACCTCTTCTCTTCTCAACAGTTATCAACCCTTTGTCCACAAGTTTTGTGAGTATGCGTCTGACTTGCCTGTCAGAGATTCTTGCTTTTTGACCTAGCCATTTTTCACTTGGATAGGCGCTCTGATTTTCGTCTGCGTAGTTGGATAATAAAAAAAGAATTGCAACCTCACTCGGCATGTCACAATTCTCTGCGTTTTCAAGACACCAATTTAATCCCTG